GGCTGTCTCGTTTACTCCAAGACCATCCGCTTCGCCAATCTGAATTGCTTTGAGTATAAGACGCCTTGTATAATTTGAAACATTGCGAACTCTTAACGCCCCATAAAGAAGATAATACATATCTATCAGATCAATGAATATTGACTGCTTTCTTCCGTCATAAACTCTTTGAGCGAATGTATCTATTACGACTGTATACTGAGCTTTGAATACTGCTCGCATTTCCAAGTCAAGATCTTCAATGGCTAAGATAGGGTTACCATTGTTCCGATACGCTTCTGCAGCTGTTCTTGCTGTTTTTGCAAATAAGCTGTTCAGCTTTCGCGCCATACCAAGATCAAAGCGGAGTCTGAGCCTATTTACTTCTCTAATCTCCTTAGAGATTGAGATGCGTTTTTTGCTTGATTTTATATAAACAGGGAACGCCATACCCCGTTGTAACTTATTTTATGCTTCGTTTCAAATCTGTTAAATCATCCCTGATGGAAATTACCATATTTTATGTATTCTTTTAAATCCGTTAAATCATCTCTAATGAAACTTTCCATGAGATCCTCGTGAGCTTTACAGGCTAAAATCATTGCAGACTTGAGATCTTTATGTTCGACGGTCTTTTCCTTTCCTCTGCATTTAACCGTTGCAGTTGGCCCGTCTAATGGGAAATCAGTCAAAAGCCCTACAATCTCATCTCCGTAAAAAATATCCCAAGCTGGAACCAATCCATCTACCTGTCTTAAAGTGTAATTCATTTTATAGCCTCCAGCTTATCTACGATTGCTATGAACATTTCTTTGTTAAAAGCTTTGTCTTTGTAAAGCTTTGGATTTTCAATCAAGGCTTTGTAATGAAGTGCCTTCGCTATCAATTCAGATTTAGTCATGCCATCCCCCATTATGGATAATAAAAAATTAGCGCGCTTCCGTCATTCAAATCACCCTCTAATTCTTCTCGTAAGGAATAGAGCGTATCGTATGCTTCGCGGCTTTCGCTTGAAATTTCCCAGTAACCTTTGCGATCCATGCATTTCAAAACTTGGTCAATCGCTTTTGTTACGTCTTTCTCCCTTGCCATTTCGTTTTCTCCTTATTGCCTGTTACATATATATACACACCAAAAGTTAATGTCAATAACATTTTTATTAAATTATTTCACTTTTATTGTTGACACCCCCTCTAATGTTGATTATATTAACTATATAAGCAATGGAGGAAATAAAAATGACAAACATCTACCCCAAATTTCCAACAAAATGGGAAACAGCAAAAAAAACCTTTAACCGCAAAATGCGGGAGCTTAACGACGATGGATCAAAAGCCATTCAATACTTTATTGATGCGACTGCACGTTATGAAAAAGCTGCAAAGATAAACCCTGCAAGCGCACATCACATCATCGCATCCAACATGCGCAATGCCGCCACCTACGGCATCAACTTGGCTTTTGGCATCGACAAGGCCACAAAATAATTTTTAAAATAATTAACATTTAGTGTTGACTTGCTACTAGATGTTAATTATATTAACTTTATGGGCAGCAAGGGAGCAACGCCATGACAACGATGACTGACTTTTCGAAATGGGAAGCACACGCCAAAACGCTCAGCATTGGCTCACTTAAATTCGTCATTACAGATTGCGCTCAAGCAAGAGACGCAATGCGCGGCTGGAACCCTGAAAAGGAAAACTATTACGCTGACCAATGCTTTACCTATCAGGATGAACTCAGACGGAGATTGAAATGAGCAACTGGATACAAGACGTAATTATCGCCGCCGCTATCGGCACAGCAATCATTGGCTGGATAACAGCCGTATCAATGGGATGGATGTAATGAGCAATCAAGGATCGTACAAAGTAAGCAATCAAAGACAAGCAATAAAAGACCTTAATGAGGCCGCATATGCCGCACTGAGAGCCTTTAACATAGCTTATGGGGGTAAGGCAGGAGAACATAAGATAGCCAGTGTGCTGAGGGAAATAACCGTAGGCTCTGATCTTGCATTTGACATGATCGTAAAAGAAGAAAACTCAGAAAGAGTGGGCTACTGATATGAAGTACGCAAATCAAATCGGGTATTCTGACATTCATCCATATGAAGTTATAGAGCGCCGCACTGAGCGCAAACTTATCATTCGAGCAATGGAAACCTTAGAACTTGCGTGGGAGAAGGAAGTATACGCTGGTGGCTTCTCAGCGCACTTCGCAAATCAATCAAAACAAAAGTGGGATATTAAGCCTGACGAAGAAGGCCATGTAGTATCTATCAGACAACATAAAGATGGACATTGGTATGATACCTCAGGTGCGAGATACAGATTGTCCGACAAACCTCGCAAATTTTATGACTATAATTTTTAAAATAATTAACATTTTATTGTTGACGCCATACCGATTGTTGATTATATTAACTTTATAGACAGAAAAATGGAGGAAGAAATGGCAACTCAAGTTTTTACAAAAGACGGAACTCTTTTAATGCAGAGAAACGCAACAAAATTTGGCCCACTCTTAACAGTATTCTCTACTTGCGATAATTTCTTTAATTCTGGAAATGACAGCTTGGAAAGACTGGATGTTAAATTGGAGGACGGGCGCACAATGAAGGCATGGGAAGCGTTCCAAGATTTAACTAGAAATGGCGAAGTTCAAGCCACATTTAAATGGAGGGACTAAATGATTGGACCGCTTAAAATAACCGCTGGCGAATATTTCTACAAAGGCTGGAAAATATTTAGAGAAGGTAAGATCTGGACTATGACGCCAGAAGGAGACTTCCATCCAACAGATGCGGCAAACAGCTTGCGTGACGCATTTAATTTCATTGACCATTGGGAGAAAACAACCCTCGCAGACATGAGGAATTACTAATGGCTCGTACCCCTATTTATTTTCGATACCTCAAAGCAACTAAGGCATCTAAATTTTTAGGGATGACGATTGATCAATTCTTGACCATGTCCAAAAATCCAGACTTTCCACAGAGTATTTATTTTGGGCATGGTTACAGATGGAACGAACAAGAGTTAATGGACTGGAAAAATGAAAATTCAAACCGCAATAAATGAACTAACAAAACTTGGGAAGGTAGTAGACGAAAGCTACGAGGCAGTAATGCAACGAAAAATGCCCAAGATGGAAGTAAAGGGGCCACTCTTTGCTGGGATAACCGCTTACAAGGCATTGAACATGGAAGGCGAGTTCAAAGACCTTGATGAAGCATATAATGTTGTAACCGCATATATCCTTGACGAAATGTTAAAACATCAAGGATCTCATGACATAAACTGAGGTTGAAATGATTAAATATAAGTGGGGAAAGAAAAAAGATACATGGGATGCATATCTTGATATGGATGAATATGAAGAACTTCCAATATTTGACCAATTACCATCTCAAGAGGAAATGTCCTATATCGTCAAAAGCCTACAATCTGATGGACAAGCCATAGGTGCTTCAAACAATTTCTGCTATCCTGATACATTTGATGAAATGTCAAAAGGCGTGCAGAGCGATAGGCCAAGCCAAGAACATAGAGACTTAGCACATGGCATGGCTACCAAATGGCATTTACTAACCAGAGAACAGCAAAAGAACATAAAAAGCGGCTTAGATGACGACTTCCTTGCTGTCTTAAATGCTGCAATTTGGGCATATCAAAGCTACATGAATAGAGAGGCTCGTGCCGCTCAAATTGAACGCGAGCGTCTAGATGAACAAATAATTGATCTTAAAAACGAGATCGCATACATGAAGAAGCAAAAATATCTTTAGTTTTTCTCTTTTGACTTGAGCGGATGACCCTCTGGCAATAGATCAGTATCGAACTTTCCGCTTTTATAACGGCCTGTTCTAACCGCCCCTAAAAATACATTAACCCTTGCATACGCCCACTGATCGGCACTGCTTACAGATGGCCGCACGCTCTGAGGATTTGTATTATATGCACCTATACCCCTGCGAAATACTGCCTCAAGCATACGCTGAGTAACGCGCTTACCCTTCTTGTCGCCATGCTTGTCGTTATGATCCTTGACCTTTTCAGCTAAACCTTTTTTGACTGCCTCAGATATTTTAGTCGGCGCTTTTCCCTCCAGCGACAAATCTTCCATAAATAGTTCCAAGGCTTCAGTCTTATCACGCTCTTTATCTAACTCCGCTGTTTTGCGATTGGCCCAAGCTTGACCTTCATCACCGCCCCAACCCAGCCAAGCGATAAGTCCAGCAGTCGGCCATCCGTCCTCGCCTCTGCGAAAACCCTGCGCTCGCTTGTCTACTTCATGTCTTGCAAAAAAGCTTTTCATGCGTCGAACTGTGCTGGGAGACAGACGTTCTTTGTTAATAAGCTGGTTTGCTCTAGCTACACCAACTCTTGTCATCCCACGCCCGTATTCCTTACGAAGATCCAATGCTCGTTGAGCGTTCTTCGCCATTGCATCAGTCGGGATAGTATTGACATCACTCTCAGCTTTATCCTCAAGATCTTCATCTTCAAAATCCTTTGCGTCCTCATAACTCGCATGGCTATCGCAAGGCATAAATACAACCCTACCATCAACGGTATGCTGATGAGTGCCAACACATCCTATTTCTTCCGCGCGGGCTGACGCTTCTTCTCTTGTAGTAAAGGTGTCTTGTCCAATCTCTGACTTGCCTTCAAAACTACCGTAGGCTTCTTTTCCTGCATCTTCTGGGTCTTGCCCTTCGTCTGCCGCCACTTCTGGACCACCCAATGGGAAGAGGTTTGCTGCGATAAAGACTTCGTCTCCTCCTGTGATGGGTTCAAGGCCCAATCTTTCACGAGCTTCATTGCGAGAGATAATTCCGTCTCTAACTGCCGCAGTAACATTCTCATAAACTCTACGTCTCCGCTCTGTCATGGCTGGTATGCTATCAATATCATATTTGATCGAAATGTCGTCACCAAATGCGGGTGCAAGCCATTCGTTCAGATCACTCTCAATACGCTTAGCCAATGGAATGATGGTTTCTTCATACAGCGCTAATCTGGCCTCTTGAACATTTGCATATGTCTGAGCGTCAGGAACACCAATAAGCTGAGACGGAATGCCAAAGCACAATGCAATATCTTTCGCACTCATGTTCATTTGAGACAGGAAGTCCATATCACGAGGCGACATTCCCATTTCTTTCCAGTCAAAATCACCCTCAAGCAATACTGGCTTTCCAGCGTTGTCTACGCCTTGAAACCTTGAGTGCAAATCTGATTGCAACTGCTGGCGCTGACCATCTGATAACATAGTGCGCATTCCAGCATCATCAGCGGGCTTGAATACAATCGCACCAGAGGGTCGCGCTCCATTCGCCAATAACGCGATGTTATGCTTCGCAATCATATTGTGCTGATCTACGTCAATAGCAGCCGCCATAAGTGGAGAAAGCCCAAGATAATCGTCTAGGGGATTCCACATCTTAAAATGTTTGATCTCAGATGCGCCCGTTGCTGGATCGGCTGGATAAGTTCTTATTACCTCTTGTCCAACCTTATATTTATAAGATTTTGGTATTGCGGTATTGCTTGGCTCAATTTCAATTCTATCTGGTCTAAGAACGTGCAATTCTCTTGGAACGCCGTTTATATCCGATTGAAGCGCGTATGAATTTCCAGACAAGAGAAGATATGAGTAAAGACTTTGGAAATACTCGACACCAGCTTGTAATGGGTTTGGCCTATTCAACAACGAAATCAGCGGGTGCCTATCAAGCTTTATATCTCCCTGATAAACGCAAAATGGGATACTTGCGGCCCCGTTAGCGATTTCATTTACACAGCGATAAACGATAGCGTTTTGCCTATACCCCTCATTGGCATAAGCTTTGAAATTATCTTTACGCGCGTGGTATGGCATAGAAGCGTTCATATAAACCTGTGGCGCTTCTTTGCGCTCAAGGGGCGCGTCTCTGAATAATCCCGCTATATTATCTAAAATACCCATCAGCTAATTCTCCAAACGGCCTTGCCTGTTCTTGAGTTCAATTCTGTTAATGCCCAAACTAAAGCATCAAGTCTATCAGGCGATTTCTTAGACATTGGGGTATAAGACGCCATCTGTTCCTCTAATTCATTAAAAGCACCAACGTGCCTTACTTTGCCTTGTTCGTATAAAGCTGCAATGGGTTCTGCCCTTACAAGCTTTCCTCTGGACGCCCTTACCGCAGTATACGGAACATTTCTCTCTACAGTTCTTACCACTTTTTCGACTAGATCGCCACCGTTGTTTACTTCTGCGATAATCCTGTCGGCTTCAAAAGTATGATAAAGGCCAACAGCTTTCCTTGCCCATTCATCAGGAGACCCCCGCATAGACGCATCTTGCCTTACATAAAATCTTCCATCCTCCCCTAAGCTTGCTACTATTATCCCTGTCTCATCACTTTCATCGTGATTAGTTACAGCGGGATCAATCGAAATGACAGTTCTAGTATATTGAGGCTCTTCACTTGGGTTTGCCCTATGGGTTTCAAACATCTTGTAATTCCAGAGCGCACCCTCAAGATCATCAAGAACCTCTGCGTAAAGCTCCTGTCTGCCAAGCCTTGTTCCATCATATTTTTCTTTAAGTTGCTGCAAAGCAGCGGGCGCAAGGTTCGCAGCGTTATCGAATGTGCTTCCCCTAGTTACAGCAGTATTAGTTCGCTTTAATAGGCTGCGAGTTAAATCATTTGGCTTTGGTGTAGTTGTAATAACGCATTGGGGATTTTGACCTAACCGCAACCCAAACATTAATTGATCAAACGCCTCTGGATAGAACCAAGCCGCTATCTCATCGCACCATGCCCTATGAAACTGAGGCCCGCGCAATCTCTCTGGCTCTGTAGCCGCAAAGCCTTGTATCAAAGACCCATTATACAGTCTTATTTCTTGTGCTGACGATGAATAACCTTGGCCTCTGCCCTTGAGTAAACATTCATCTGGTAACCAATTCATAATTCCTGAGACACCGCCAAAAGCAACCCTTCTCAGATCTCCAAACGTAGGAACAACAACCGCACATCTGCTATTAGGGTTATTCAATGCATAAAGCATAGTGTCGAAAGCGCCTGTCATGGTTTTGCCCCATCCACGACCCGCTAAAATTAACCAAACATTCCATTGACCAGATGGGGTAATTTGCTCTGGTCGAGCCATCTTCAACCAATTACTGTATAGTGTGCTTTGCTGATGATGACTTGATTGCGGCAAGTTCGTCCAGTTCTGCGATAATTTCTCGTAAACTATCTGGTGCTGAGACATTGGCTGATACCTTGCTGATTTCTTGTGCTTGACCCATGGCTAATTTGCCTATCTTCTGAGCCTGTGCAACCACTCCAGCGATAGAACTTAGGTCATGCGCTGTCATAATCTTATTTTTTATATGAAATTTTTTAAGCTGTTCATCTCTATCAGGTCCATCAGGTAAATCTAATATGCGACTAAGCTTATCCCTGTTTTCCTGATCTTCCGTTAATCTACGCGCTACATCCCCCATCATTCCAAATGCGAGATTTATAGATCTATCATCTAAAACAGCGCCGTTTTTGACCATCTTCTCAAGGCGCTCTCTAGTAACAGCTTCTTCATATTCAGTCTGGACCTTATTCTTTTCAGACTGCCAATCTTCCTTTTTGGAATGCCTATGAAGGGTTACATTTGGAATGTCATGGCGCTTTGCTAAGGCCATAATCGTAGGATATTGACGCACTCCATTTTCATCCATGAATCCATGGACAAACTCATCTTTGATAGTGCGCTTTAGCGCTTCTTCTAACTTGTTACTCATACCCTAATCATTATCACTTATTTTCACTATTTTCCAGTTCATAATTTTTCTTAATCAAAATCTGTTGTTTTGTAACCCATGCTTTTTTGTATTCAGCATCCGCAAACAGCTTTGAAAATCCAGTAATATGCTTGAGCCTTAGTAACTCCTCTGGTTCCATTCCAAGATGATTGCATATATCCTCGTCTTTCCAGCCCTCTCCAAGCATTGAGAAAACC